GGTTCCAGTCCTCACGCAACTGACCTGTAGTAGGATCATAGTACTTGTGCTTCTTCATACCAACGCGGAAGCGTTCCAAATAATCTGATTCCTCCTGGTCAGTCAAACCCGTACAGTCTACATAGAAGACATCACGATCAGGATGTCTTTGCATCCGATAAACCACATCGCCATCCTCAGCCAACCGAAGACGACGGTATGGCCGACGTGTAGACAGTAGCATGGTTGTGCCATACAGCGCCGATAGCGCGCCAAAGATACGAAAATGCACTACTTCCCATGGCTGTGTGTTTGGCTCTTGGGCACCGTAGGCACCATCACCAATATGGAACCCTACTAACTGGCCAGTCTCCAACTCCTCGAACCTACGGAATCGTTTAGGATGATGGAACCGCATGAGATTCACACCCTCACCTGGCTCCCAGTAGAGTTCGATCGGGAAGTCACCGTACTTAGCAAGGGAGCGAGCGATCAAGAATGCATACTCCTCGATCTGGATACGCTCTAAGCAGTCCTCGCACAACTTACGGATATCCTCGCTGCAGTCCTCAATCCACAGCACACGCTGTGTAGCAGGATCTATGGCTGTGGCATCCTCAGCATAGGTGTCGAGTGTGGCGCCTGGCAGGTCGTCTGAATCCATGCCATCTACTTCATCGTAGACTTCCATACGCGTCTTGCCCAGACGCATACGCTCGCCATAGAACGAGTAAGTATTTTGGCTGTCGTCACCAGTATGCGCAGCACCATGAGATGTACGTGCTTTGTCTTTGTCCTGTCTCTTACGCATGTATGGCTTTGGCTGCCCGTACAACACACGAGTAACCAGGTTGTAGATTCGAGTACCAATACCCTGTCGGGGTCGAGTCTCTTCGGTCATCTGATCCGGCATACTATCCTCCCACTGTCATAGCTAGAATATTCGACGGACCCCCAATAGGCATTTGCTGATGCAACTTCTCCTTATTGACTCTACGACGTGCAGGTACGTGGCCATACACGGAACCGCAGACCCCATCACTAACATCCTTCGAACCATTGAATGGCTTGTACACCTTCTGCATTGTGATGTCACGTTCAAGGTGGCGAAGCTCTGTCTCAAGCGTCGGGTACGGATATGTCTTGATCCAACCAGCCTCGTAGATGTCCCGGAGGTTCAGGTATGGATCCTCAGACTCGTCCATAGACACGAACTCGCATTCAATGCCTGCCTTACGAAGCAGGATCATTGAATGACGAGACTGGTACTTATCGAAAGACGCAAGCTGGATATTGAAACCATTACCGTTCAACCAGATGATGAAGTCCACAATCTTATCAAGATCGATCTGGTCACCCTTCTGCTTAGGTGGTGGGTCAATGCGCAAGCAGAAGTCCAAGTAGATCACTGGCTTTCCGCCATCCTCAATCATGTGTGTACAGGCCATACCAGCAGAGCACTCAGTAGACGCAAGGTCTATGTGAATGATCCTCGGGATCCTTGGGTGTATCCTTGGCTCCAACCTGTTGGAGTTCACCCGGAACATCACGTCCTTCAATACGGCATCCTGCAGCTTGAATGGTGAGTATGTAGATAACACAACCCACTCAGATGAGAATGGGTGACGTAAGTTCTCATCATGCGCCCGAGTGATTGACTCAGGCATACGGAACAGGACCGATGCAGCTACCGTAGCCCGACCAGCGATGTTCCGGATAAAGTCTTCTAGGTTATTATCAGCATCGACACGGTGTTCCTCAGGAGCTTCGATGACATTGGCTGTCTCGTACTGCTCCACCTCACCATAGTCGAGTATCCGTGGTGTACCCGTAGAGTCTCCGCAGAAAATGTAGAACTTCTTGCCAGAGTATGTTCCTGGTGGCTGCACATCCCAGATTGGAAATGTGATTCGGAAGCTTCAACTCTCTACCACCCTCACGACCTTGACGAGGGAAGTTCTCCTTGAAATAGTCAGACCGATCTACGACGTCAGAGATTCTCTGGTAGAGTTCACCTGTCTTGTTCTTGAACACGTTGAAGATGCCGTACCTCAACGAGGATCCACGCATGATGCCGAAGAAAGACTGCGGATCATGGAGTAGTGATACAAGGTATATCCTATATGCCAAACAGAGTATGGCCAAGCTCGACTTTCCCCACCGCGTTGAGCCAGTCAAAAGGAGTTCGAGGATCCTGTTCTTCGGGTTCAGTATCCAACAGATGTCCCTGAAGTTGGCCGGGTACAAAGCCTCACCGTACTCACCAGCATAGTATGGGTCAGTCAGAAAGGTACGTGCCGTGACCGGTACGTCCTTGTAATCCTGCTTGACAAGGTTGTATGCTGTCTCACTCCAACCATCAGTCAACAGCTCGTCTACCACACGAGCAACACTGTTCTTCAGTGTCTCAACACCAGCGGCATTGATCAAACCTAGCAGCTCATCAAGCGTAGCGTAGATCTGCAGAATCGGCTTACGTAGTTCCTCGTCCACACCCTGAATGAATTCGTCGTCATGAGACAAATGAGCCTCAAGTGCCATACGCAGTAGCGACCTGCGGGCGTTGATAATCTTTCTATCTGAATCCGGGCGAAACATTACTTCACTTCCTCGACTTCCACATCAACAACTTGTGAGGGTACTTCCTCACCATGTTCGGTACCCTCTGACATGAATGACTGAACCAGCCCATGAAGTTCGCCGGTCAATGCTGTCACTTGATGCTGGAACCTATTCTTCTCTTTCTGCTCCTCTTGGCCACTGTCACCAGACTCTATCTGAGCCGCAATGAACATGCGGCCATTGTACGAAGGCTGCTCCTTACCAAGTAGCTCAACCTTCTTCAAGAGGTCCACTGATTCATGCATGGACTCCATCGACTCCTTCATGATAGCCATACCACGTGTTGCCCGCGCTTGAACCTCGTCGTCAGAAGCTGTGAGCGCGTGCTCCATATTGAACTCACGCCGGAGCGCAATCGTAATGTATCTGAGCACGCCGAGTATCCGGTCCTGGTGTGTGCGTATGATAACTGATGCAAAGGCCCTGACGATAGCAGAGTCCGCAGCAGCTATGTCAACCGATCGGTGCCCATCATACCAATCTGGATATTCCCCATACTTAGCCATATGTGTCATAGCTCGGTACATCTCGTCCATTGAAATCACGTCTTCGGCAACTGTTACCCCAGTGTTCTTGGCACTTGGGAATAGCTTCAGGTACTCCTCACGAGTGATGCCGCCGTGTTCCTTGTATACATGCTCTTCCAAGGCAGCCAAGGACCGGAAGGCGCGGTTACACAGCAAACACGTGTCGGCGCCGGCCAATTTTGCCAAAGCATTCGCTGCCTTCTCCGCGCCCTTCGGCTTCCTGGCAGTGCGCTTCTTGGCGACCTTCTTCTTCGCCTTCTTCTTAGTCGTCTTCTTCTTCGCCACTTGCTGGTCGCACTTCCATAGCCAAGGATTCCATCAATGAGCACATAGCCTCGTGGATCGTTCTCACCTGTGACTTACGAATCTTGAATTTGGTGGCAAGGATCGCTACTGCCTGTTCATGATCTCGTTTGCCACGTCTAGCTGACTCCAAAGCTGTCCATATGCTCACTTCCTTGAGCTTCTTCACTATGTCACGTATTGCCGGCACACTGATCACACGACCAGAGAATATCTCAAGGAACTTGATTGCATAGTCGTCACCAAAGATGTCAATGATCTCAGGGATCACTTCGAACTGAGCCTCAGCAAACACCGCTGCTTTCAATGCTGAGATAAACTGCCTCTTGCTGTGATGGTAGATCGCAAGCACAGGTTCTGGCACCATAGTGTCTGGCAGATGCGTTGGTTTCATGCCGCCAATCCCAATGACTCACGACGTAGTTCGTAATACGCCCAACGGTACAGCACCTGCAAATGTTCTAAGAGAAATCCGAGGTCCCAGAAACCACTCGACTCTAATGCCCCCAACATTACACCCAATGAGGCACCACGCTCCAGTAACCGGATCACCCGTTTGCACAGAAGTTGCGTGACTGCATCGAATCGAGACCTGCGTACCATCTCAGTAGCTATACGTTCTTGCCGACTCTCCCGAGTCTCACTTGCCCATAGCTCAGTTGCGTGGCATGACTCATACACAACTTCCCGGCACTCAGAGTACGTTCGTACTGTCCGCTCGTCCACAGTGTTGATACGATGCTGATCAACAACAACCTGTAGCACAAGCCTAGCCAAGGCAGACTCGAATGCTGGTAAGCTCTCGCATGGCAATGCTCGATCACGTATACGCAACCAAGCCTCCACACGGACATCTGCCAAGTAGTCGTCTTGGTCGAATGGGCAGCAGTTTGGTGTACGCTTACAAACCAGTTTCCTCAGATACCTACAAGAATCCGTCCACACGAGATCAAATGTGTGCTCGCTAAGAGAACCTGATGACTGGCAAAAATCGCGGTATACCTGCCAGGTCTCCTGTTTGATGTTAGCCAAATACCACCACCGGTTCCGCTGTCGTTTGCAAAATACGTGAACCCTCTGCTTCAGTGTACCCCACAAGAATCTTTCTATCCATAGGTATGGGGTACCGATCCTGTGGTGTCAGTACGAACACCGCTGAGGTCTCTGCTGCCGGCAACAAGAAGTTCTCGTAGAACTTTCGCTTGGACCACGGGTCCAACACATCTACCACGTCATCGCATATGAGCAATGTCAAAGCATTCGGCCACGCAGACACTAATAACTCACGTAAGGCCAACTGAATAGTCAGGTCTATCTTCCGCTGCTGCCCAGGAGAACAGCCTTTGTAACTCCAAGCTCGGTTCTTGACTACAAGGCCTATCTCAGCCTTGGTGCCACCCTTCTTCAAGTCCTTCTCCGAAGTAAGCTGTACCAAGAACTCTGACTCCCAGATGTCGTTGCACACAGTCACGAGACGATCATTCAAGACATTGAGCACGCCGTCAATCTTGCGTATGGGAATCTCCAAGAAAGCACGGTCAAGTGTATCGAGTCCTGAGATCGACTGTTTCGTGTTATTCAACGATGCCTGAGATGTGGCCAAGGTCTTGCGAAGATCTGCTATCTGGTCAGCAAAGCTCTGACTAGATGCAAGCTGTTGATTCGCCTGCTCTAGTTCTCTCATCACAACCTGAACCTGCTCCTGCACTTTAGCGGCAGCCTCATAGTCCTGCTTACGCTGGGCATCCAACTCAGACATCTGTTGATCAAGTCCAGGAAGCAGAACCTCAGCATCTTGCTTAGCCTTGAGTATCGATGCTTTGGTCGTCTCCAAATGCTTCTTGTCATATGGCCTGTTACAGGTAGGGCACTTCTTACCCATGTGCTGCAACTGGGAGCTGTAGCCATTGACCATAGTCTGCTGCTGCATACGCTGTGAAGACACAGTACCATACTGCTGCGCAGACTGCGTAGCCTTCTGGTTCATCTGTACAAGCATCAACTGTAGATCTGCTACCTTTGTCTTCAACTGGCTAACCAAAGCAACTGCTGACTCATACTGCTTTGGGTCTCCCTGCGGTGCGCTCGTCAACTGCTTCAGCTGTTGTTCATAGGCTGAAACCATGCCTTCCAAACGTGAGGTCTCAGCAGCAAGCTTGTTGCGGTCACCCTGGAGCTTTTTGCGTGCTGTAGACCACATGGACAATTGAAGGAGATCTGAAAGCGTCTGCGCTCTCTCACCCGGTGTCCAGTTAGAGAATCGCTCGCCAATGCCTTGGCCAAGGATCATAGTAGAGCAGAAAACCTGCTTCGGTGGAAAGTGCTTCGCTAGCTCTGGCTTGGATTCACTCAGTTTACGGATGCCATTGATCTCAATCTTATTCCCGGTACCGTCCTGCTGCTGCCTACGTACCCAAGAGGCAAATGGTGTCTGCACCTCCACACGAACCTCGGTAGCACCAGGATCGGTGGAGCATACCTGCTTATCGTCATTGGTGAGTTCTCCATAGATAGCCCAACACAGAACCTCTGGAAGCATACTACTTTTACCGGCGCCATTGCTTCGTTCCTTCGTACCATCGTACATAGCCTCTACAGCCACCAGACCAGGTGGTGTGATCTCATACGACAGTTCCTTGAATGACCGGAAGTTATTCGCTGTGATCTTCAGCATCATCACCCCTATCACTGACCTCGTCAGGCTCTGGCACTGAAATCGGCATCCCACACGTCATGTACCTATGGTCTCGCCACACATGCACGTTGTCAGGCAGCTTGGTTAGTAACCGTTCAACATGGACGGCTGCCACGCTCCGCACACCAGGAAACTCCACATTGAAAATCAAACCGCAATGGCTCTTAGCCAAAGCCTTGAGGCTATGTATCGTCTCCTTCAGACTGTCATAGCTATCAACATGCATAAGCCCAAAGTGACAACGCGGGCAATCATAGGCCTTAGCATATTTTCGATCCACGAGTCCCTTTGGGCTGTACAGCGCGAGTCGGTACTCACCCTCCTGACTCAACCCTTCCAAGACCTTGCGTACTACGGACTGCAGCGCCAGCACACGAGCAAGACCACTCTGCTCATCTATGACAAAAGCAGTCTTAGGCCGGTTCCACGTACTGCATATACTGCCGTACTGGTACTTCATGCTAAGTACCCCTTTGCCACAGCAGCCAGGTGGTCAGTCAAATCAAGCTTAGCATCTGCAAACCATCGCCTGAGGTCAGCCATAGGATCGCTGTCCAACTGGAAGCTCTCTTTACCTGACGATTGGATGCGCTCTTGCTTCGGACGCACCTGTACCGTTGGCAAGCCGTACTCACGGTATACTGCAGGATCCACCTCATCCGTGAACCGGGCATGGGTCCTGTCCTTCATCATAGCTAACTGCGAATTCTGCATTGCTTCGTTGAATTGTTGCGATGTACCACGGTAGAAAACATGGCTGTGTGGATTCGTCAACCATGATGTCTGTGCCGTCGTGGTATCATACATTACAGCGCCATGGAACCAACCTAGATCCTTGAATCCATGCGCAATCACACAGCCAGGCACTACGATAGGAGTCTGTGCTGACAGAGCATCTACCAAAAACTGACTAGCCTCGTGATAGTGACCAGCAATCACCAAATCGAACTGAAGGCCTAACTCTTTGATGTCAGCGCCCTGATCCTTAGTACCACCCATAGGCATACCCTCTATTGGTGTATGGGTGCACAATATCCTAGGTGTAGCACCACTACGATGCACGTACATGCTGTCTATTCGCTGCCGCCACTCAGAGTGATCGTCCATCCACTGCTGGAATGGCCAAAACACAAACTCTAGTCCGTCAACCAACACTGACCTCGGCTGCCGGAGCACAGTGAAGTTTGGTGCGTCGTCAAAGATGTCCAAAGCAGAGTGCTGCTCAGAGTAGACATCGTGATTACCAAGCATCCATATCACAGCCACGCCGCTATGAGCGAGTTCCTTGAAAGCATCGAGCACCCACTTCACAGTAAGGTTAGTCATGAGATCCGTCTTGGATACTGAATCTACAGTATCCCCAAGACACACCACATGGCTGACCTGTTGCTCCTCCACCATCTGTAGTAGCCACTGAAACGTGGGAACTGTTGCAGATGAACCGAGCGTGATAGTAGACTGAATATGCGGACAACCGAAAGCAAGCAGTCTCATGCTAATCCTTGGAATGCCGGCATCCACATACCGTAGATGCGCAGGAGATTGGCCATCTCATACTGAGCTAAGAACTGCATTACCGCGTGCGAATTATGCTGCAACGTCGAGCACACCTCTTTCCACACGTACTCACGCTCGTAATCACTTGTGAACGTGAAACCAGCAGTAAAGGAGATCAGTTGATAATTACGCTGGATGATCTGTTGTGTTGCTGGCTCTTGCAACGAGGCATACTTCTTGTGCTTGTGGAACTTCTTCCCAGCAACATCAACAATTTCGTCAAGCGTGAACTTCTGGCACGCTAAAAACAGCTTCTTGAGACCTGTCGGTCCCAAGCCAGCACATGGTGATGGTATGTTGTCTGAACTGTCTCCCAGGATTGCCTTGGCCATCACAATCTGATCAGGAGCCCACTTCGTCCAAAGTGCCCACGTATCCTGGTTGACCATCACTTCCTTGTGTGGTGCATAGACCTGCACGTGATCGCTAATCAACAGTTGGCAGAAGTCGTGATCCTCTGAGACTACCACTGAGTGGATGTTATACTGTGCTAACGCAGTAGTCAGATACCAGATCGAGTCATCTGACTCGTACGGACCATTGACCACATGCACACCGAAGTACGGAAGCCACTGCAACAGTAAATCTCGTTGGTAGTGGTAGACCTCACGGTAGTGCTCAGCCTCCTGCTGGTCTTCCTCGCTCTTGAAACTCTTCTGCTTGTATTCCGGGTACAACTGAGTCCGCATAGGGTGGTGTTCACGGTCATGCACCCAAAAGACTCGTACCGGAGTTAGTGCCCGCACAATAGATGTGAGAGATTGCAAAGCCTTGTGAATAGCACCCACAGGGTATCCATTGGGACCTGACTCCGCACCAGGCACGTGCATGGCACGATGCAACAGGTATGAGCCATCGACCACTAGGACGCTATTGGGTCGAAGCCGTTGTATGCCAAGCTTCGGCATTTCTCTACCATCCACTCACGTACAGTTGGCATTTGCTCCAGGAATGCACGATACTCATTCCAGTAGCACGCCATAGGAGGATCCGTATGAAATGTAATCACAGGCCCGGCATCAGTTCGTTCGTTCTTCTGCGGTTGACCAACACTAATCACTGATTTACGTTGTGAGAGGTACAGATACAACGCGAAGTCTTCGTCAAAGCCACCATGGAATGTCACTGGCATACGACAACGACGGAACGGAGGGAACGTCTTGTTCTTTCGACACTGTACGACAGGCTCTATACCATACGCAGCCTTAGCTTCACCATACGTACTTCGACCAGCCTGTGCGGCGTCCACTTCCAAGAACTTCTTCTGGCCTTTGAACTCCAGACGGATTGACGCGTGGAAACGGATACCCTGACCAAAAGGTGTAGCCGGCTCAGTCTCAAATCGATCAAACGTAGCAGATGTCTGATTAACAAATGCCATGATAGCATCAGCACGGGCTACTAAGTTCGTGATCTCACGTAGACCCTCACGTACAGTCCTGCTTCCAGATCCAGGCCTTTCATCCTTTGAGTGACTTGCGCCAATAGTATCCCACGTAATCAATACAGGAGTACGGTCCTTACGAGTTACCTTAGAGTTCAAGACTGACTGAACCCAAGCAAAGCCATCCTCAATGAACTCGAACTCCTTGTACTTAATTTTCTCAGGATCGCAACCAATGCGAATCATCCTATCAGGATCGAGCGTAGCCTCAGTAATACCCATGTACACTTCGCCGCCGGCCAACTGCACCTGCTGAGCTAATTGCTCCAGGAAGGTGCTCTTTCCTGTGCCGTAACCCCCAACGATCTCTAGAATACGCCCTACAGGTACTCCCCATGCAGTCTTGCGTGTCCCATCAGAAGGAGCAGGCAAGGTGGTCCCATCCACAGTATGCATAGGACCACCCATGATAGCATCGACTACTGAGCAACCGCAGGAGATGCGTTCCCGAACGGGTGAGTAAAGCTTCGCGGTACCGAGTACACCAAGGTCTACCTTCTCCTGCTGTTCCTTCTTAGTTGCCTTCTTCTTGGCTGACTTCTTCCGCTTCTGCTTCTTCTTGGTTGTCTTCTTCGCCATTGTTCCTCACACGACGTTCGGGTTGCATCTCCTGCGGCTCAGACACAATTGGCAGAACATGTTCATTGGGTTGTACTTCCCGAAGCACCCGCTCTTGCCATTCGGACCCTCCATCAAGTCTGTGGGAAAGGGCCTGTCTGATCCCAGTTCGGCGCTGCCATACCCACTGGAGCCGGCGGTGCTACTGGAGCTGGTTGTACCTGAGGCTCAGGCTGTGCAGCCGGTGCTACCGACTCGACTGGCACTGGTGCCTCCTGAGCTGCCTTCTGACACTCCGGGCTCTTGGCAAGGTGTGCCTTGAGGCGCTTGTACGCCTTGCCACACCCAGGACACTTGACCTTACCATCAGCAGTTGCCTCTTCCTTCTGTGCTTCTCCGGACCCCTCGCCAGTAGGGCACGCTGCCTCATGCTGCGGGTCCGGAGCCTGGGGAAAAGGGTAGGGGAACTGCCCTCCGGCCTGTGGGTTCGGTGCAGGTGCTGGAGGCGTTCCAACAGGACCTACCTGGGGAGCCTGGGGAACTGGCATACCCTGGGGTACCTGAGGTGCCGGAGCAGCCGCAGGAGGAACCCCTGGAGGTGGTGCCTGAGGAACACCTATTTGTGGCATAGGACCCGCTGGTAGAGCAGGCATCGGCGCCGGCCCACCAGGAGGCATGCCAGGAGCACCGCCCATCGGGGCTGCTGGAACACCGCTTGGGACTCCTGGAGCAGCCGTAGGGGCCTGCGTAAATGCCTGAGGTGCTGGAGCAGCCGTAGGGGCCTGCGTAAATGCCTGAGGTGCTGGAGCAGCCGTAGGGGCCTGCGTAAATGCCTGTGGTACTGCTACCTGTGGCACTACTGCCTGTGGTACTGCTGCCTGTGGCAACTGAGGAGGCGTACTACCAGCCATGCCCGGAACCATTGTCTGCTTGCCGTGCGTCTGATACACGATGTCCGGAATCACAGGCTCACCGAGCGAACCAAAGCCCGGAATCTGCGATGCAGGATCAGCAACTTGAGTCATAGCACACGCCCACTGCAGCATGCCCTTTGCCGTTTCCCACAGCCGCTGAAGCTTCTCAACCGTTGGGATACCAAAGTCAGCGAACGTGTCCAGGTTGTGGATGTCCGCGATGATAGCAGCCTTGCTCTGCTCATCAGCCAACGGACCCTGAACCACATGCTGCCACGAGTAACCAGACTTGCCCTTGAAGGACTCCGGCTTGTTCACAGCGATGATCCACCCGCTGTCGATCGACGTGATGTTGCCGATATACGGTGTGTTCATCATCTGGTAGAGGCCCATCCACACGGTTACCGGCAACCGCAGGACGTAGGGCTTGAGCCGCTTGAAACTGAAGGTGCCGCCACCATCCGGGGAATCATAGATTACAGCATTGCAGTAATGGTATCCACGACCCTCGGAATTCTTGATGGCCTCACCCATGTAGCGCCCGAACGTATTGCGGATGTGACAAATCGGACACTTGAAGCCCATGTTAGGAAGACTGGCTTCCCAACACGGAGCACTGCCCTTACCATCTGCACCAAGCTGGAAGTGAGTCACATGGTACTTTGTGAAGTGCCCCTGAGATGCTACAGCCTGGCTCCACGCGGGCAGCACACGGATGTAGTTGAGACCCTTCTGGAAGGAGTAGAAGTCACTCTCCTTCTGCTGGTACGGAGGATTGGCAGCCAGTTCCTGTGCCTGACGCCTGATGTGCTCCATATCCAACTCGAACACCATCGGCTGCCCGACAGCTGGACCCTGCGGGACACCTGGTGCTCCCTGCGGAGCCATGCCGCCCCCACCGGGCTGCTGAGGCATACCCGGCACGCCTGGAACGAAACCACTCACTTGAGACTCCTTTCATGTCAGTCGTTAGACTGACGCCTGACCCGACACCGCGCCGGGAGGTATGTTCGCCTGTGGTAGATCCTGTGCACGCTCCCACATAGAAGCCTGCACGAGTATCTCCGTCTGCATGCTATCGATGATTTGCTGCAACTGGTACCCCAAATACTCCCAGTGCTCTTGAATAATCAACCACGACTGGTGATCCTTGTCCGTACGAACCTTGTCGTCGACAGCATCATTGGTGATCTTGCCCTGAGTAGAGGTATCCCAGGTGGAGCGCACTGTCTGCTTCAACGTACGCTGGTAGAGCTTGCGTGTGCTCTCAACCTCACGCTCCTTCTCACCACAGAAGGTACGCCAGAACTTCAACGTCTCCATCAACGGGATGTACCGACGTACTACCTCACCAATCTGCGCCACCTGAAGATGTACAATCACGTTCTCAACATCACTGAACAATGCTCCAGGACAGTCTTGATGGTATGCCTGCAGCAGTTCGACCTTTTTCTTCAGGTAGATCCGCACCTGATCCAAACTCACCGTTTTCATGTGCTGAGCAAGTGCTTCATTCGGAACAGGAACATACGTCTGCAACTGCCCAGGAAGTGGAGCTTGCTCTGGTGGACTTGTTGGTACTACCGGCTCGGTAGACGACGCCTTTGCAGCTTTCTTCTTTGCCATCATCACTCTC